AGATAAACCTAAAGGTTTGATGGCGAGGTAGACTATGGGATTTTTTGGTAGAGTTGCACTAGGGTCTGCTCTTGGTGGTCTTGCAAAAGACATGAAAGAGAACAGAGAGTATGCAAGAGATAAAGCTGAAAGAGTACAAGACTATCTGTATCAACGTGGGTTAGAACGTAGACAGGAAGTCAACAAAACTCGTAATGCTTTGCAGAACTCAGTAGAGTACTTGCAATCAAAGGATATGGATAGTAGGTCTATCAATGCCATGTTGATGGAGAATCCTAAAGAAATTATTAGACTTGCTGCTGCTGCACAAGAGGCCGAAAAGGAAGGAAGACTTACTAAAGCTATCCTTAATCAAGCTGTTGAGGTTGCATCTGACTTTGATGATGAAGGTCTTACACCTTCTGAACTTATTAAGAAAGCTACTCCTGACTTTGTTAAAGGTACTGACCTTAAGAAGCCAGAAGAAGTTGAGCTTAACGCCTTACAGAAATTGTTTGGTAGAACATCATCTCAGGATATCTTGTACGATGTTTATTCTCAGAGCTTGTTTGGAGATGAAGCTACTGGTGCAGACGTAGCAGCTAGTATCTCTGCTCCTACTATTAAAGGTAGAAAAGAAGGACCAGGTAAAATTACTGTAGACCTTGGTGCTCTGGCAGAGGACGATACTTATGATAGTACTTATAAACGTGATGCCAGAAATGCTATTCGTGGTGAGTATGACTCGTGGGCTACAAGTAAAAGAAATGAGTTAGCTAATGCAATTGATCCAGATCATCAAGACTACGTGTCTGATGCAGGAAAGAGAAACAAGGTATTAGAGTACTATAATAAACTAATTGAAATTCTATCTATTGAAGACAATGATTTACTTAAGTATCAAAAACTCATGGAGCTTAACAAGAATATTGCTAAGAATTATTTAGAGCAATCACCTGGTTTTGCTGCCACCCTTTCAGACCCAGACTATTTCTTAGATGGAACTATTGATATTCTAAATGCAGATCAGACTGAGTAGTGCACATGACTAATGAAGTAGATGATATCTTAAGAGAGTACAAAAAGTCAGTAGACACCAATGATCAAGAACAAGAAGTTGTTGATACGGAGGGCATGACTCTCATTGAAACTCTGTCCAATAATCAAAACTATAAAACAATTAAGAGCTACATGTCAGATAGGTTTGGCATGGAGGAAGACAAGTATTCTAAAAGAGAAATCATTGACTCCTACATAAATCAAATGAGGAAGTTCAACTCTGGTCAGTCTGTTGTTACCCTCAGTGAACTAGCACATCTTAATGCTGGAGAAGGTGACTCTTTAGCTAGAAGACGTTCTACTGCTGCTAGAGCATACCAATTATTTGACAGTCTTGATGGTGCCTTTAGTAAGGATAGAACTATTGGTGAGAAAGCTGACGCAGTCTACGACTATGCCAGAGCTTTGATTGTTGATCCAGTTAACCTTGTGTCTCTTGGTGTAGGTAAAATCTTTGGTATTGCAGGGTCTAAAGCTGCAGTGCAGGGAGCTAAACAACTAGCATTTAGAGTAGGTAGACAAGCTGCTTACCAAGAACTAAAGAAGGGTGCTTCAAAGAAAGCTGCTCAAAAGGTTCAAAGAGAAACAACACAAAGAGCTTTCCAAGAAGCTTTAAAGAGATCTAAAACAAAAGCTATACTGGACAAAGCAGACAAGAAAGCAATCTACGGTAGTCTTGGGTTTGACATGGCTGCTGCTGGTGGTATGGATGCCCTACAACAAAAGGCTGAAGTGACATCAGGATTTAAAGATGACATTGACTGGTTTCAAACTGGCATCTCTACAGCTACTGGTGCTCTTGGTGGTGGTGTTCAATTAGGTTTGATTGCAATCAGTAAGAAAAAGAACATACCTCTTGCTTCGATACAGTTACACAGATCGAACCTGATTAAACAAGCTACAGATGATAGCTTAAAGTCTATCAATAAAGAGCAAAGAAAAGAGATACTTGCTAGTGAAAACGTAACTCAGGCTCTCCTTCAACTAAAGAAAAGAACTGAAGCTTGGGCTGCTAAAGTAGCAGAGGGCAAAGAACTTCTTAGAGTATCTGATAACCCGAAGACTTCTATAGATTATGATACTGAGTTTGCTAACATGTTCTTTAGTGGTAGTAGAACTGCAGAGTTAGAAGATGGTACAGAGGTAGGGTTTAGAGGTCTTGTCGATATCTTAGCAGAAGCAGGATACAAACAACCTAGTGACATGAACTTCACAGACTTCATGGGTAATGCTTTTGAAGACCTGTCTGCAGACAACAAAAAGATTGTTGTTGATGCTTACGAAGTTCTTAGAGAAACTTCAGATCAATTAAAGCCTTATAACTTTGAAGAGTTTATTAACTTGGATGCTGCTGCAGTGTCAGAGGCTGGTAGAATTTTGCAAGTAAAGTCACAAGCAAAACAACTCTTTAACAAGATTGGTTTAGATGCCACTGAAGCTGATGCAGCTACCTCTGCTAAAGCATTGGTTGATCCTGCAGATGAAGAGGCAGTGAAAGGTTTATTTAGTAAAGCCAAACCTCTTCAAGATGCTTTGATCAGGAGTATTGTTACACATCCTGGTACAACAGCATTGAACGTCCTTGGTTGGAAAGCAGCTACAATAAACCAGAGTTTGTCTGACATGATTCGTGCAGGTTTGTATAGTAGTGCTGCCATGAAAGAACTTGTCTTTGGTAATGCAGAAAATGCTGTTCGATACAAGAAGATGGCTGTCCAGATGATGGACCTTCAAAGGCAGAAGGTAAGAAACATGGTTGATCCTTACGGAACTAAGGATGCAGTCATGGATTACTTGATGGTGAGGCCACAAGCACAAAGAGAAATCTTTAGATACCTTAACGGTGGTGTAGAAGTAAAAGGTATTCTTGACGAGTTTGAGTTGAACCCTAACGCATTACCAGAAAAAGGTAACATCCAAAAATACAACGAGTTCTTTGAAACTTTGTATGCTGTGAAAGCACAGGACTTCATTACAAAGACACAAGAGTTTTCTTATGCTTTAGACAAACAAATAAGACTGAAGTACGACAAGTCTTTGGTTGAGTTCTTGAATGACCCTGACTTAGTTCGTTATCTATCTGAGCCAGGTTCTGAGAGGTTCAATGAGTTTGCTAAACTAGAAGCTACTGCAGTACAAGATGCACTACGTAATACTTTCTCTAAGAAGTATGGTAACAACGATGATTACCTACGTAAAACAGCAGACATGATTGAGAATATCAGAAACGTACCAGGTGTTGGTGCTCTTGCACCATTCGGTCAGTTCTGGAACAACAGTGTAGCTTTCATGCTTGATCATTCTGGTCTGAGCTTTCTAAATAAGTACACCATCAAAGCAGGTGGCAGAGAGGCTATGGACAGGGATGCTATGGATCTCCTAACTAAGTCTGCTGTTGGTTGGGGTGCTTTGTCTCTTGGTGTTTACAGACAAATGAGTAATCTCGAAGAGGGTCTAGCTTGGTACGAAGACAGGGATGACTCTGGATCTGTTGTAAGCTACCTATATGATTACCCTCGTAACGTTCCAATGCTTGTTGGTCGGATGGGTGCTCACCTCCTAAGAGATGGTGAAGTTCCTGATGATCTGCTGGTTGCTTTTGCAGACAACTTTGGTACTCGTGCTTTGACCAGAGATTTAGGTAATGCCTTTGGTGCTGTAACACAGGGATTTGTTCTTGCAGCAAATGCTAAAGATGTTGAGTTCCTTGACCTAGCAGGAAACTTCTTTGGTTCTATTGCATCTCAGTATGCTTCAGGTTTCACTAGACGTTTTGAACCAGTGAATCAAATTATCTCTATGGTTAAAGGTGAAGACTACGAAGCTGTGGATAAGAAGCAGGGTGTTAAGTGGGTCAATGATTCAACAAGATACGTTGATCAAATCTTTGAAACATTAACAGGGATGGAACCAAGTGAAGCTATCACAGGTGAGAGAGCACAGGTTAAGAAGAGTGCTCTATCTCCTGAGGCTAGACCTGTACCTATTGGAAAGATTGGTGGGTACAGGGAGGTTCTTCCTTCATCAACAATAGAAAAGATGTTCAATGATATTGGTAGACCTACATGGAAAACTGAGATCAGAAGTAAATCTCCTGAAGCAGTCAACACATTCAATGAGTTAGTTAGACCTCAGATAGAAATCCTTGCTGATATTGTAATGTACAACGATGAGTGGGATGGTAAAACACTCAAGGAGAAAGAAGATATAGTAGCTAGTATCCTTAAAGTGGCTAAAAGAAACACTATGGATAATATGGAAAGATCTCTTGACTCAGATGAAGTCAAAACAAAACTCATCTTTGATGTGAAGAAAGCAGGACGTAAGGAAGACCTTAATAAAGTCCTTACTTACTTTGATGTCAAAGAAAAGAACCTATGGAAGCTAGACGTAAATCAACTTCGTGTCATAGAAGACATGGTGAAGATGATGAAACAAGATAGGGCTGGTTTGGAAAGAAGATTAGGTATCAGTGAATAAAAGAAAACCCCCAAGAATTAACTGGGGGTTTAGTTTAAGACGATTTATCTTTAGTCTTTTTATGGTCAAGCATCAGACAGGAGTAACAGAATGCTTGATCAACGATCTCGCCTGATCGTAAGTACTTTCCAGATGCTAGTAACCCTGACAAGGCTGCACCTGCAAAGTAATCCCTAGTTGAAATATCTTCACTAGGAATGTCTGATTTAAGAAACTCTTGGGCTTCTTGCTCAAGGGTTTTTTTATTTATGCTATTTCTACTAATCTTTTTAGATACCATTGAGCTTTCTCCAAGTCTTGCGTTCCGTTTTTATATCGCCAACGGTGCATGTACTTTGCTATATTACCTCGAAGGTATCCTATAAACTCTTCTCTGGTAAGAAAGTCTTTGATGTAATCAATGCATTCAATCTCTCCTTGACCATAGTGTTGAGGTCTTTGAACTGCATCAAACATATCTTCACATTCTCCACATACAAGGTTATCATCTAATAGGTTACCACACACTCCGCATTCAGTCATACTGTAACTAACTCCGCTTCAAGGTAGGGGATATGATAGAAAGTTTCACCGTTAGGAATGTTCTTTCCGTATGCTTGACGGATAGTTTCATCCCTCATTTGTGTGCCTTTAATTTTCCAAGCCTTGTCGTAAGTTTTATTAAATACATAAAAGTATAGGTTTTCTAGTTGATCATTATACTTTTGTACTAATCTTCTTTTTCTACCTGGGATTCTAACTTCTGCCCAAGATGGAGGCCAGTTATATTCCCATGAAGATTTTTGCTCTGCTTCATTATAATATGTAGTACCGTCTTTAACAGAAACAATATCAGCATAGTAATCTTCTTCAGACGAAACTATCTGATGACCGT